AAGCTCGATTGACCAGTTCCTCCAGAAAGAACAGGCAGTGGAACATCAAGGCCAGATATAAGTCCACCACTAATGTTTACATTATCCGCATTCTGAGATGATATAGTTCCAAGTTCATTCCTTGGCGCAGTTGCCAATAGATCAAGGATTTGCGACACAGCCGAAAGCTGAGCCAACGCATCATTTGCTGAAGCTACAGCATTGCCAGCAGCCGTATTTACTTCATCAAGCGTAAAGTTGTCTATTGTACTGACGGTTGAAAACAGCAACTCAAACTGCTTTATCTGCTCATGGTCTTGCAGAAACGAGGCAAGTTGATCTCGTGTCAGATTTAATCTGGTTGGCGCGACTGCCATTAGAACGCCAACGCTTCTATTTGCGCCTCTAGCCTAGCAAATGACATATGAGCGTCTGATGTGCCTTGGAATCTCTGTATGCGCCAATTACGCATCCATCCCTGCTGGAACCATACTAAACGCTTTGCACGCTCTCCTGTCTTGCCAGCTTTAATAATCTTTAACTGACTCCATGTTTCGCCATCAATCGAATAACTCGTATTGATTGTCGGATCAGCGCCAAAGGCCACTGAACCAGTTAGGCCAACAAGCTCAAGCTGCTGGATGATAGCCCCGCGCCCTTCGTTATAAACGATGGTTGTGCCAAACTCCCAGCGCACAGTGTCGCCATATTGAGTTGAGATGTTCTTCACCAAGTAGCCAACATTGTTCGTGGTTGGGTCTCCGCATAACCATTTGTCATAGCACCAGACAAAGTTTTGAGCACGATACTTTGCAAAGTCAACAATGCTGCTGGTCAGAATAAACCAAACTGGCTGGCCTAGTTCCTTTGATGCAGCGGCATCATATACCAATGTGCGATCTGGAAGGTGGACATATAAATGCTCATGCGCTCGATCATTACGCGCTTCCATGTTTACCAGTGCAAGTTCTGCTTCAGTGTATTCCAGCAGGATCATGTCAATTTCTTGTGTGCTTATCTTATTAGCATTTGCGTTCACGCCAAGATAAACCCCTGGGGCTTCATTCCAGCCACTTCCAAGGAACGCACAGGTCTCTAGATAGATGCAGCAAGCATGTGTGCCAGTAGCGCCTTTTTCAATCTGAGCGCCTTCAATGCGTCTAAACGGGAATAGATCCCCGCCTACGTTGTCAAACACTTCTATCGTGTTTCTGTTTAGCGCATAAACCTCGTTGCGTAATTTCAGCAGAGCAACAATCGGATCAGGGTCGGCTTCTGCTGAACCGTATTTCAATGGGTTAACTGCAAACGGGTCAGTGAGTTCTGTAACTACAATAAACTCGCCATCAGTGGTCATAAAATAACCATCAACCCATACCACATCCAGCACGATACCTAAGTCTGGGTCTGTAACTTGCGTAACGGTGGTTCCGTTATAATAGTAAAGATTGTTATCAGACGCGATAGCCAAGAGGTCGAAGGAATAATCCATCGACACATCTATGCCATTGTCGCCAACGTCAGCAATAACAGTCACTGTCCCGTCAGCGGCAACGCTACAGAACTTTGATCCCATCACGCGATAACAAACGCCGTTCCAGTTTATCCCTCCGCGATCAATGCCAGGGCCAGTGCCGTTAGAAACAATGCCATCAGAAGGACGTAAGAAACCTTGGCTGATTCCATTCGACTTTGGCACAGGCACAAGGTTTACAGGGTAAGACGTTCTAAAGTCTGGCCCACTATCTGTAAAAATACCGCTTAGGATTGGAATCTGCGTCATGTTGTAAGCGTCTGCAACTGGGCATTAAGTAGCCGTGTGTTGTAATACGCAATTTGACGGATGTGGCCGTTGAGGTATACAGTATTTTCATTAGCGCCAAGTCGCATTTGCAAAACTGTCGGAAGCGTTCCTAGAGTATCAACGGCAACCGTTCCGCCATTACCCACCACTGCAAAATCATTAATTTTGTAAGTCATCGCTATTTTGTAAGGGGTATTTACAGTAAGCGTAGTTGAGGCTGCGGGGAGGTTTGCTTGTATTGCCCCTCCGTCTGATACAACGGTAAGCGGGTTTGCTGCGGTGTTGGTTCCAAGATATATCCGCTCAGCGTTGGTTCCATCGTCAACTTGAATATTTCGACGCAAGTCTAAAAAACTTGCCGTATCAGCCTGTACCATAAAGCTCCCCTGCACCGGATTGAACCAGCTAGAGAAGTTAGTGCCTGTCATAACTGCTACGTCTGGCGAGCGTGTTACTGCTGATCCTGCTGTTGGAACAAAACTAGTAGCAAATGCCCCCGCCTCAAGTTGCGCGTATTGAACTGAACCCGTGACTGTGCAAACTAATACACCTACTATTGGCGTAAATGTTAGTGTTCGACGGTTAGGGTATACGCCGGTTCCTGTTACGGTCGCAACAGACGCTCCCGTCAACGTAATTGTCCCCGTACCGTAAAAACTTATTGTATGGGCAACTGCCGCTACCGTAACGCTTTGCGTTGACAATGATGTTCCATCAATAAGACTGTTTAGCAGCAAGTTTATGCGCTGTTCTTCAATCAGCAGCCCTTTGGAAGCTAACGTTACGGGATCATAATCAAAACGTGGAAGATTAGCGTTTACAAGTTCTATTGCGCCGCTGCTGTTAATGCGGGTAGCGGTGTTTCCAGAACGGGTAAACGTAATGCGTGGGTCGAGTGTTCCAGAAAGGAAGTTAAGCGCAAGAGCAGGAGCCCCCGTTGTTGCAAGGCTCCAACGGCTGACATGTCCAGCGCCACGACCTCCCCAATGGATAGACATTAGAGACCTGCACCTGGCGTGAAGTAAACAATGCCAGTAGCGCCAGCAGCGATAGCAGCAATATAAAGGTCTCCGTTAGCACCAGGTGAGAACGTCAACACCTCATGCACTCCAGGGCCTACTGGAAAGCCAGTCGATGTGGTCGCTGCGACAGTTACATCGCCGCTATTGAGCCATACAGTTGCCGTGCCATTGTTGACAATGCGAACAGTGATTGGGGCATTGCGGTTATCAACAAGAACGCGCTGGGATGATCCAGATACGTTTATGTTTACAGTGCCAGCCGTAACAGGCGAAAATGAACGAGCTATCATATTTTTACTCCTATACTAGTAATCTAACATAATATTAGTGCTGCGTCACCACCACACTGCTACCACTTAACTTTGTCGGCCCAGAATGCCGCACTCAACTTACCTTTAGCAATATTCTTTGCGTGTCGAGCCTTAAACGATGCACGGCGCTTCTTATTAGATTCGCTTTCGCCTTTGCTGGCGGGTGAACCCATAACGCCCTGCTGACCGAAGCGGATCGTCTTAATCTTATCGCCTTCCTTAGCTACCACAACGTGTGACTTCTTCGGATGCGATGGTGTGCGCTTTGGCTTGTTATAGCCAGCGACACCTGCACGAGTAAGACGCGAATCCTTTTTCACTTAGGCGTCTTACTTCTTTTTCTTTTTGGCTTTGGTCATGGTCATTGCCTTGCCAGCCTTAGCAGGAGCCTTCTTCGACATTGCCATACCCTTTGAGCCATAGCTCATTTTTCCGCCACCCATTTTCATATCAATTCTCCAATTAGAACGTTATATGAAGCTTGAACGCTTCAAGCCGCATGAGGTTATTCGCAGTTGCTGGCTTTACCGTGATTGCAAATGTCTGATCCTGTGTAGCATCGACGTTCAGGAATACGTTCGCACCAGTCGATAGGCCATGACCTACAGCAGTTGCCGAGTTGCTGACAACTTGTGAGCCACCACGATTGCACATTAGTTTCTGAACGCACGCGCTGGTGTTGCTTGCCGCCGCAGCAGCCAAGAGAACACCGCCGCCATATGTCATGCCCAATGTTTTAACTGTAGCGTTATTGGTCAACGTGAACAGAGCGTCAATCTCCATACCGCCACCAACGCCCATCGACCAGCCAGGGACTGTGACGGATGCTAAAGTAATTTCGGTGTTAGCTACAGCAACTACGGCAACGCCGTACCAAACGAGAGCAGTTTGTGTGCCAGACTGCGTACCGCTGGTGGTGACTGCTGCGCCGCCTGCTGATGTAGACACTGTGAAGGTGTTGGCTGAAAGCACTTCCTTGACATAGTATGTGGTGTTGATAGCCAATCCAGTAGGCAATGCACCCGTAGTGGTAAAGCGAATGGTGTCATTCACCGACAGGCCATGTGCTGTCCAAGTGACTACGCCAGGTGCAGCAATGGTAATCGTTACGGTTGACGAAACGTAAGGTAGGTCAATGGTTACCTCCTCAGTATCTGTATCAGCGTCTAAAACTTCATAAAAGCCTGTGGTCGCCGTTCCACCCGTCCAAGTGATATAAAGGTCAGAGCCTTGCGATACTGCGTTTGTAAGGCCATGAACGCCAGCACTTACCAGCTTTACGTCACCCGCATCATCGTCATAGGTAAGCGTCACAAAGGTAGCTGCTGGCTCAACAAGGCTAACAGGCTCAAGGCTTCCGATTGTCAAAGGCGGGAAGTCACGCAGCGTTGGTTGAGCGCCTACATCGTATTGCGCTGTTGACTCAATGCCGCTGACGATACGCACAGTGCGATCAACTGGATAAGGGCCAAACATCTCTGCGCTGTTAGTGAGAGACGCAATTTCGGTATAATAGTCATAGCTTACTGGGCCAATTGGCTCAAGCAATACGGTTGTGGCATCATTGCCCACGTTTCCAATGCTGATATATTGACCAGCAGGAACAATCACATCTGTAATGGTCTGAGTTAGACCTGGTTGAATAATCATATCTCAATCCTTTAATTGCGGTTAATTAGCCGACTTTCCAAACAGTGCCATCACTATATACTGGAACCTTGTTCGCACCACCACCAGCAACAGTAGCAGCAAATGTCGTGCTACTGCCATCAGTGATGAATGCGCGAGCCCCTGCCCCAGCGTTAACGGCTGTGGGAAGCTGGACATAAGTCACAGGCGTTGTCTGCACTGATGCACAGGTGACAGCGCCAAAGTTTACCTGAACGTATTCGATAAGTGTTGTAACAGAGCAACGACGAGCGTCACCTTGGTTGGTTACGAACAGCGGTAACTGATCTCCACCGGAGACCTGAGTTACAGTTGGAAGCTGGTTAATTGTAGGCATTGTTTAACTCCATTCAAATGGGCCATCAGGCCCTGCATTTAGAGGATCGTAAGGAATCCGAACGAAAGGATTATCCCAGCGCCAAGGCTTATTGCCTTGACCTAATGGCATTGTTGATGGAAGTTGTTGTTCAAGCGGGAATGTAGCGCGTTGCAGCAATACGTTATAAGCGCTCTTAGCCGATACCTTAGTGTCAGCAGATACACTCTTGCCGTATCCAGGAGCAATCCTAATGGCTAGGTTAGTGATGATAGCTTCCCATGCGCTGTCAGGCACATTGGTTTCTGTATCTAGGTCGCTGTCTTGTGGGCTGCTTGGCATTGCGTAGCCAAGGCGGATGCCAGCAGCATTCCATTCAGCAATCATGGAATCTAAACGGCGCAACGCAGCCTCTAGCTGTTCAGGCTGAAGGTCAAAGACGTAATCTGCCAAGCCTATTTCTTCAAAGGCTGACGTTACGAACTGGCGCTTTGTGTATCCCATTACTTTTTAACCTCTGGTTTATATCCAACGCTATCCCAATATCCCTTATAAAGCTTCGTAAAGTTATCAGCCATTTCTGGCGTATCAAACTTAATAAAATCACGGCGCTTTAAAGCTTCATCAAAAGCAGCATTGCCATAGTCTTGTAACTCACCACTTTCATTTACCATAACACGAGGATAAGCATAAGCCTTTCCGTCTGCTGTTTTATATTCCATTTTGTGCGTCATTACCTGCTGTTTTTTAGGGTCTTCAGTATCAACTGTTACAGGCGCTTTGAATGGAAATAGAATGCGCTTTACAAATGGCACTGCGCTATTGTCACGCAGAATCCGCTCAATGCCAAGGTCTGTATAAGCATCGCTTGTAGCTTTATCTTTGCCTTTACTAACCTGCGACATCTAGACCTCCAAGTTCAATGTGCTGCCTTATATCAGAAAGTCGCACATTAAACGAATAACTATTTCTTCTTCGCCTTAACTGGCTTTGTAGTCTTTGCAGATGCAATGAAGTCAGCCTTTGTTGGCGCACCTTTGCTGCCAGGCTTCTTCATGCGCTCTGGTGTCTTGCCAGCAGCCTTCTGAGCCTTGATCCGATTCCGTTTCGCATTAATGTTTGCGTATAGGCCCATCTTCATTTCTTTTTCATCTTCTTGGTCATGCCAGCTTCAGAAAGAGCAATGGCAATAGCTTGCTTGGCGTTCTTAGCCATAGGAGCTTTCTTTGGCCCTTTAGGATTAACACCAGCGTGCAGCTTACCAGCCTTAAACTCACCCATAACTTTGGCGATCTTCTTAGCGGCTTTGGTAGGTTTCTTTGCCATCTTTGTTTCCTCTGAATAAAAGAGGGGGAAGCCGAAGCTCCCCCCATCCCTATTAAGTTTGGTTGAAAAGAAGAACGCCAGCCATTTCTGGGTTCGTCATAACAACACCGTACAGTGTATCCAGCGTGTAAAGCGTCTGGAAGGTCAGTGGATCGAACTTCTTGGTCATGACCAATTCGATACCCTGATCCGTAGCAGCACGCAGTACGTCAACG